GTTGTTGAGTTACGTAGCGCGATACCTACGATAGCTGACGATGACTGGTTTGACTCAAAGGCAACGCTTATTTTAGATCCGACGACGCAGAAGCGTTCGTAAAGTTGCATAATTTGATCGAATCCCATGGGCTGGTGTGCCCCTTGAAATCCAGAGCTGGGTGCGTATAGATCGTTGGCTTTGACGTTAATCATGGCTGTTGCGCCTGATGAGGGATTCATCTGGGCGGTAAACGCATATCTCATCTTGATCATTTTCGTATCTGGTGTAATGGTACGGGGGATAAACTGGCGGCGGCGTCTGAAGCGGATGCGCCTGAAGGGAGCTCTGCGCCGCGCCATAGTTCGTGTTCTTTTTCGTGATGGGTATGGAAGTCTCATTCTGCGCTTCGGCATTTTTTTTGTTTTTTGTGCTCCTTATTATAGTAAATATTTTTTTAATCAGACATGGGATTTTCGTCTAAGTCAATAATTTCATCGATTCTCCTTAATAATTGTTCCATGTCCTCTTCATGGTGTTTAAACGTTTCCTGTGGTGATTTTGTAGTTGTGAGTGCAATAATTTTAGGTTTAAATGTAACTGTTGATCCTTTTTGTTGTACTAAGTGTGGATATCTGTCGAATAACCTAAGCAACTCGTCGAAGCCGAGTTTTGCATTGTAACGGTAGTCGTCGATTACTACAACTTCGTGAATACCTGGGTCGTAGCCGTCCCACCATTCGCTCCTGTTCTTAGGGTACGCGTCTGGGAATTTCTCCCAGACGGTACGGCTCTTGCCTGTTCCTGTTGATCCGTGAATCCATATTACGTGTGTTTTAAAATTACGATGTTTTTGTTTAATGGAATGTAAGGCTTTAATGCCTCTGTTGTATTGTATGAATTGTTTCGGGTGTTCTTCTGCTATTTCGCTGATGGATGCTCCGTTGTTAATTGATTGCGCGATTGCGTGTAAATCCGTACGGTCACGTTCTTGATATGGTTTGCGCTCACCGAAATGCCATGGGCCTTCGACACGCGTTTCGTCTTTTGAACAATAATCGATAGCCTGCTGCTGGCTACCTCGCCTGCGTTCTACACCTGACACGTTAACATCGGTCCGGAGTGCCTTGGTAAATTGCTTCACGGTAAGTTGCCTTTTCGTTTCAGCGTACCCCTGGAGATGAATTCTGCCAGAGGTTGGACATGCTTCCTTCTGGAAGATGACGAATTGTAAATCGGTCATATCTGGTTCTGGGATATTTTCTGTAAAAATTGTGAACATGGTGTTCGTTGGACATTTCATGTTTTCTTGTTACTTTAGCGAAATAAAAAAAAAAACTGGATATGCTAAGTCTAGCTAATATCTAACTGAAGTGGGTAATAATGAACCACTTCTGAAAAAAAAGTTTTTTACTCTATGTTCTTGGAAACTGCGTTTCCGCGTGTCGCCTAGGGGCGACGATGCCAAGGAAATAATATTTATTTTTGTGGACGCTGGACAGGTCATCCCGCCCTGCGGGGATGGTAATATATTCGTGTGATGTAAAAGGGGTCGCTTCGCTCCTTCAATAATATTACGACTGGCCCAATAGTTTTCTACCTTGGAAAATTGCAGTGTATTCTACGACGACGCGCACGGTTAAGTCGATATCGTGATAATCAGAAAAGGCTGCAGCAAAGATATTGTAGTATGCTAATTGGGTTGGCGATGCGTTAACCAATCCCCAAGCTGAGCCTTCGTCACGTGAATTTCCGACGTTGTCGTTGATTGATTTTAGGTGAAAGAATTTCTTGAGTCCAAATTTCTGCGATACTCGTGCAATCGGGGCGCCTTCTTTTGATGATGAGGCATAGGTCCATTTTGTACGGTTCCTCTCTAACAAGCCTTCGTTGGTTTGGCCGGCGGTGTTGTCTTGGACGGATTCAGCGGTTGTTGAGTTACGTAGCGCGATACCTACGATAGCTGACGATGACTGGTTTGACTCAAAGGCAACGCTTATTTTAGATCCGACGACGCAGAAGCGTTCG